TTATTAGAAAAATCTTTTGCCTTGAGTTTATAGTAATGCGTTGTGTTCTGTGTAAGACCGCCATGAACAAGGCTAGTACCCGCAGATGTTCCAATCAAAGAATATGTTCCGCTGCTTGTTGTGCTATGGTAAACTTCCATTGAGGCAAAATCAGACGGAAAGCTGTATCCCTGCCACGAAATCTCTAATTGCTTTACTCCCGCTGTTACGGTTGGGGCGCTTGGGGTTGAGGGTGCGGTTGTATCCGTTACTGCCGTTGCATTTATTGTTGCGTATGATCCAGAATTTTCCCTTACTGTAACCGCTCGAACTCTAAAGTTATAAGTAGTTCCAGCCGTAAGGGGCTCTATCTCAATAGCATTATTTGGAGCAATCGTTGAGGAGTAATTTGATAAACTACTTGGCTTCCATTCTACCTCATAATGCCTGAGAATTGGACTATTTACAGCATTCCAAGAAAGGATAACCCTAGACATACTTGTGCCATCAGTTTGAAGGCTTGAAGCTAATGTAGTAGCTAATCCAGTAATAGCTAAATTAGCTGTTGGATCTCCTAAATTAGTATTATTCTGGGTTATCTGTTGATATTCATCAGAGCTAATTGACCATTGATAGGCTGTAGATGATGTTTCTTGGAGGGTCATGTTTATAACTGGCGCGGAACCATCCATACCTGACATTTTCCACGACATTATACGGAATGTTTTTCTAGCCCATCCATATCTATCAAGAGTTACCTCAATAGTATCCCCTATCTGAACCCCAAAAGCTTTTTCTAAAGAAAAATCAGCGCTGAATGTTATCTGCTCACGGCTAACAAACAGAACTTGCTTAGCTAATCTTTGAGCAGTCGCGCTATTCGTTGTAAGAGGTAACTCAAGATCAAGAATAGAAACCTCATCGTTATCCTCAGAAAGATCTGGAATTTGCTGTTGAGGATAATCTGTAGCGATAAAGCGACCATCTGTAGAGCCATCAATAAATGTACCTCGAACAGTGTTCGTTGTATCGCGCCTCGAAAGCCGCGTTGCTATACTTATGTCACTTCTAAAGTCATCATACCCAAAAGCATTAGCATTACTTACAGAAGCATCCGGTGATTTATATGCACCAGCCAAAAGCCTCCACTTTCCCTGCCCCCAGAACAGCGTTCCATTCAAGGTTGTCATTAAAGTATTTAAATTTCCGCTTGGTGTCGCCCCTGTGTCAAGAACTCCACCAATTTTAAATGCATTGCTTTGAACTCCTACAACTCCAGTTGAAGCACAATCCGCAATAGCTGTTGCTATCATATCATCGTCAATATCTGACTGATCCGCATCCAAACCAAGATTACTTGTAAGATAATCCCTTATGGCAAGCGCTGGCTCGTCAGAATATTGCCATGTAGAGGGGTTGTTGGTTCTATGGGTGCTTACCCCTAGCGAATTATCGTAAGCGCTACTGGTGCTGTCTTTTCTGGGGTCATAGACCTTTTTACCCTGTATCTTTGCAGTTACTAGAGGCATCCCATTTGGGAATGTGTCTCTGTCATATTCTAATCTTACATAAAGACAGGCAATCCCCTGACCTTTAAAATTGCTGTTTATTTGAGTAGGTTTGTATGTCAGAGAATTTAAAGTAGAATATACGCTCTGATTTGATGCCCCCGTAAATTTTTTAATATAAACCTTACTGTTCCACTTTGAGGTTGTAACAGTTCCATCTGATCCAGAAAACGAAACAACCTCATCATCAAGATATATATCCCCAATACTATTTACCTCATGTCCAGCAAGAGTAATGATCGTATGAAGATATTTATCATCGTTAGTAAGCTCCATATATGTTTTAGTGCCGCCTTTGCGGGTTTCGCCATATATGATTTCAAAATTTGCAACGGGATCAATATTGTTGCTTAGGCCGCTGCCGCCACCCATTCGCGGCATCTTGGGTCGACCCATCCCAAGAGCATTTCCAAAAACACTTGAAAGCCCATAGAGAGCAATACCGCCAACAACTGCATATGTTATTGTAGCATATCCAGCACCTAAAATAAGGGTTCCCGTTGTAATAGCCATCAGAAAAGCCTCTTTGAAAATACGTTCTCAATGTGGTTATACCCTAATCTTGTCAGTAATACATCAAAGGGTTTATGGATTTTTGTATTAACAAACAGCAGTGAAACACCATCTTGCTTTAAATACTTCTCAGCAGTCTTAAGCAAATGCCATCCCGCAAGACCTTTTCTATAATCTGGGTGTAAATATATTACATCATTTGTAGCAAAGATATGATCCTTATAATGAAGGGATTTTGCTGTAGTAGTTACAAAATACCCTACAAGCCTTTCATTCTCTCTGGCTGTAAATATTTGAAGTTGACCAGCTTTTTCAGCTTCCTCATATTGATCCCAATCAGGGTTCAGGTAGATGAAGTCTTTATTTAACGCGATTTCTTGCCAGTGTGATTTTAGGAGGTCTTGGATCTCCAGATATACAGAAGCAAGAAACTCTTGCTGGTATTTCATCGCTGTGCGGCCTCTTGTTCTTTTTTAGTTATACCTTCGCCCCAATTCAATTTTTTATCTTGAAGATCTTGAACGAATGAAAAAAACGTATCTCCAGAGTATAAACTCTGTTGGATTTCCTCAGTATATCGAAAAGGTCGCATTCTCTCCAAATCTACTAATTTGCTTTCTACCTTAACCTCAATAGTCGATCTTTCCCCACCATCCTTGATATTTAACTGATCCATATAACCAGAGAATATTTCTGTAAGATTGCTATTTCCCTGCACCCCAAAATAAACCTTGCTCAATCTTCCATGATATTCGTGCGACAATGCAGCTGTAACAAGAGAAGATGGCACACCGGCAAGTGTAAGAGTAATCCCAGATGCTTTTAGTTCTGATGCTTCCTCAATTCCGCTAATTTGCAGAAGATCCCCAGCGCCTACATATGTATGAGAGTTTGCAGAAAGATTGCCTACTCCAGTCCAGAAATATACTGGTGCGGCTGCGCTAGTAGCACCATTATAAAAATCTAAATCTACTGCATAAAAAAGCTTTACCTCATCAGCTAACAATGCTGTGAGAATTGTGCTGTTTACTGATCTTGGCATAATGCCCCCTTATTTTTTAACAGGGGCTTTCTTGCGCTTGGCTTTTGTTTCTTCTGGCCCCGCATTGCCCTGCACTTCAATAGCTGCGCCGCGCTCAATCATAGACTTCGCCAAGGACTTTTGCCAAGGTTTATCTGTAGGCAAAATCTCACCAGCCAAATATTTACGGGCTTCTGTTCCAGATGCGTTGCTTTCTCCAGCTACGCTATAAATCATTTGAATTTGTTTCATTTACCCACCTTTTTGAGGGAGAGGGAGGAAAGTGGACCCAAACCCCCCTCTCCCGTTATTCTTATGAAGTTGCGTGTTTCAGAACGCGCATAGCTTCTGCAAGAACAACCTCACCACCGACACGCTTACGAGCGATATAGCGAACTAGACCAGTTGACGCTTGGCTATATGGGTCACGCAATACTGAAAGCGCAATACGATCAACGATCATATATCCGCGACGGAAATCACCAATGAGAACAGATTTTGCGCCAGAAGCGGCATCTGCTACATCAGGGGCTTCTACATACGGAATACCGATGATTGTGTTTGGAGCGCCAGATTGACCAGAGAAACCAGTTTGGAAAATATACTGGCCCGCTGTATCTTTCAGCTTACGGATAATGCCCAGAGTTGCACGATTGAACATCATTGTAGCGTTAGCCGCATACTCTGATTTCAAGCCGTGAACCAAATCCATCAGGTTATCGGTAGAGATTGCCGCTGATGCTGCACCTGTCGCGGTGTGAGCAACAACGTTACCGTTAGTAATACCTGTTGGCTTGTTTGTGCCATTTCCTACGATGAAAGCATTACCCTCAGCTTTAGCGAATTGCTCCGCAAACTCTTGGTTCATTTCCGCTTCCATATTGAACGCGGCGTCTTCAAGAAGCTGACTTGAGATGTCTACCAAAGCATAAGCTTCGTGTGTCGCAATGGTTTTCAACGCGGTTGTGTAACCAGCAGTTTCTGAACGTGTGCCTGTTTCCGCAGTCCAAGCCGCTGCAAAGTTCGCGGTCTTTTGTGGGATTTCAATCTCTTTCGAGTTTGTTTG